CAGGTGGATTAACTGGTACTGCTTCCGCAGCAGTATATGGTGACTTGGCTGAGAAATATATTGGTGATCAAACTTATTCACCTGGTACAGTAATGCAAGTAGGCGGTACTGAAGAAATAACCGCAGCAAGTGCAAGTTCAGCATACGTTGCAGGTGTTATATCTACATTGCCTGGATTTTTAATGAATAGTGAGTTAGAAAATGGACAAGAACTAGCATTTGTAGGGCGAGTGCCTACAAGAGTAACAGGTTCCATAACAAAAGGGCAACCAGTATTTGCAGACAACGGAGGCGTTGCAAGTAATACTGCAAATGGTCCTTTAGTTGGACTTGCGTTAGAAAGTAGTTCTAACTCAGATGAGAAACTTATTGAATGTATGTTAAAGGTATAGTAAGATGCAAGAAAATAAAATAAATTACGATTTAAGCATAATTGAAGTAGGAGTTATATAATGAGAGCATCAGAATTTATAAGAGCATTGGCTGATGTGATTGATGCACTAGATAATCAACCTTCGGGGGCTGATGATGAAGATAAAAATCAACAAAATCCAGTTATGGTAGCACCACAGCAACAAGCACTTGAATTGCAAAAAGCAACTCTCGGAAAAGTTTCTCCAATTATTTCTAAACTTGTTACGAGTAGTAATATCGGCGAAGAATAATGGCTATCAACGGTGGCGTATTTACCCAAGATTTTAGAACACAGTTAAGAAAATATTCTGACGGCGCAACCCGTATAGGTGATGAAGGTCGTTTATGGTATAATAATGCAGACCAAACACTAAGGATTAGTGACGGCGAAACCTCTGGTGGTGTTGTTATTAGTACTGGCGGAAATATTACAAGCAATATTACAGTACAAGATGAAGGTACTGCTTTATCAACTGCAGCAACAGTTTTAAATTTTGTTGGCCCTGGTGTTGTTGCTACTGGTAGTGGAGCAACAAAAACTATTACGATACTAAGTGCAAGCGGATTATCAATTAGTGATGGTAGTGCAACAGATACAGTAACAGTAGGAACAGATACTTTAACATTTTCTCCTGTGTCAAACGAAACTACAGTAGCAGTTACTAATAATACAGTTACTATTGGATTGCCTAATGATGTGTCTATTACTGGCGACTTATCTGTAGGTGACGATTTAACATTAGGAACTTTAGGATCTGTTGTCAACTTTGGTGTAGATTCTGAAGTTAAACTTACACATGTACATGACAAAGGACTATTATTAACAGATACTGGTGGTAATATTCCAACACTACAATTTGTAGATGCAAATGAATCTATAAGTTCAAACGGTACAAATTTAATAATTACATCAGGTGGAACTGCATTTACGATTCCAACTTCAGATGGTTCTGCTGACCAAGTTTTAAAAACAGACGGAAGTGGTAATTTATCATTTGCAACTGTAAGTGGAGGTGGCGCACCAGCATTAAAAGATTTAAGTGCAGGTGTTATTGACACATCTAATGATAGTATTGCATTTATTGATGCAAACGACAGTAATAGTTCTAAGCAAGAATCAGTAACAGACTTTTTATCTGCGATTGCAGGATCTGGGATTTCAGTATCTAGTGGACAACTAACAGCATCAGGAGGAGGCGGTAGTAGTATTACTGTTCAAGACGAAGGTAGCAGTTTAAGCACGGCTGCAACTACTATAAACTTCGTTGGCTCTGGTGTAGTTGCTACTGGTACTGGTGCAACTAAAACTGTTACTATTGCTGGAGGCAGTGGATCTGTAGACTTTTCCGCTGTTGGAGAAAGTATAATACCCTCACAGAATGAAGCATTTGATATAGGTAGTAGTAGCAGAAGATGGAGAGACATCTTTCTATCAGGTGACACTATTGATCTTGCAGGTTCAACTATATCTGCTGATGGTACTGGAACAATCTCAATCTCTGCGACTGGTGTTACTTTACCTATAGGATCTAAAAGTGGTGATAACAAACTTGCTATTACATCAGATTCTGGTGGTGTAAATCAAGCAATCGTATTAGTAGATTTCTTTTCAGCAGCCGGAGGATTAAGCACGGCAAATGCAACATTTGAATTCAACGGAACAGTTGAAAATAAACCTGTGTTTGTAGGCACTAAAACGTTTACATTAGCAAACGGATCTGCTTTTGCAAACTCTGAGATAACATTATTTCAATTTTAACGGATAAATATAGATATGGCAGATAAAACCCCAATAAGAACCGTCTTTAATAGTGATAATGTTGCTACTGGTTTAGCAGAATTCCAATCAGGAGAAACTGTAGGATTAACTCACGGTGGTATTGGCACATCTTTATCAATAGGAAGTGCAGGACAAGTATTAAAAGTTAACTCTGGTGCAAGTGCATTAGAATTCGGCTTTGTTGAAGCGATTGTAAATATAGACAATGCTACTAATTTAACATCGGCTACTCTTGCTACTTCAGATCAAATACTAATTTCGGATGGCGGAACAGAAGGTAGAGCAACACTTGCTCAACTAGATACATTGTTCTCAGGAACGTCAAAAACATTAACAAATAAAACACTAACATCACCACAAATAAACACAAATATTGACATGTTGGCCAGAGCAGAATTAAGATTTCAAGATGCTTCAGGTGGTCAATATGTTGCATTAGAAGCACCTGCAACAGTATCAAGTAATATTACATTTGTCTTACCAAGTGCAGATGGTAGTGCTAGTCAAGCAATAGTAACAGATGGAAGTGGCAACTTATCTTTTGGAGATGTTTCAGTATTAGATGAAGATAATTTTGCTTCAAATTCAGCAACTAGAGCACCTTCACAACAGTCTACAAAAGCATTTGTTGAAGCGTCGGTATTTGGTGGATTTAACAATAGTATTTTTACTGTAGCACCTGCTAGTGAAGGAAACTTTGATTTAGCAAAACAACAAGATCAAACTGGAAGTGTAGAAACTCCTTTTGTTGCAGGTGGAACTGATGCTTTTGGTGTTAGCCTTGGTGAAGTATATGACCCAATGGAACCAATTGGGTCACTAGTTACTGTTGACTTAGGATCTGTTGCCTAATTAAATTTTAAATGTGCCTAAAATTTTTCCACTACTAGCATCATAACCATTTAGTCTTCTTGACTTCGTGCTTTCTATCTGTGCATACTTGTGATGATCACAGTCCTTACATATATTAATTGTAGATTTTTTAAAATTTTTACTATCTTTTTCATATACAAAATTACAATTATCGCATTGTAATACATATACTTTTTGTTTAGTTTTAACTTTTTCTGTTAAACTATTTCTAGTACGATTATGTGTATTTTCTTTTATATAAGTGTTTAATATCATTATATTAGTATTTAGCAAACGGCTTAGTTAAATACAGGTATAAATAAAAGTATACAGAATAACATTATTTCAAGGAGAAATACTAATGGCAATACAAACAATTAACATCGGATCATCAGCAAATGATGGAACCGGTGATCCACTTCGTACCGCATTTGATAAAGTAAACGATAACTTTGTTGAATTATATGCAGTAACTGGAGCGGGCTCGGGACAAAATTTAGCAATAAGTGCAAACAGTCTTATCAGTGAAAACACAAACGGAAGTATAACAATTGATCCAAACGGAACTGGTACAATTATTTTATCAGCAGACTCTGCTGTTTCAGGAACAACTGCAAGTACAAGTGCTACTTCAGGATCATTTACAGCAGCTGGTGGTGCAGGTATTGCCGCTGACTTACACGTAGGTGATGATGTCACACTTATATCTGATGCCGCAGTATTAGGCTTTGGTGCAGATAAAGATGTAACATTTACTCACGTTGCAGACACAGGTCTTCTTTTAAACAGTACAAGAACAATACAATTTAATGATGCAAGTCAAAATATTGGTGCTCCAAATGCAACTACATTAGATATCAACGCAACTGATGAAGTAGAAATTAACGCAACTTTAATAGATGTAAACGGAAACCTAGATGTTTCAGGTACAATCGTTGGTGCAACTACATTATCAGCAGCAACAATAACTGCAACTACTGCTTTTGTTCCAGATGCATCCGATGGTGCAGCACTTGGTACAACTGCATTAGAATTTAGTGATTTATTTCTTGCAGACGCAGCGGTTATTAACTTAGGTGCAGACCAAGATGTAACGTTAACACACGTTGCTGATACAGGTCTTACATTAAATGGCACATCTAAATTAATGTTTAATGATGCAAGTCAGTTTGTTCAAGGTATTAGTGCAACAGTTTTAGGACTTGGTGCAACAGCTGAAATCGACTTAACTGCAACTGCTATTGATATAAATGGTACTGCTTCTGTTAGTGGATTATTAACAACTGAAACTGGTTTCAATGCTGGTGCGGTTACACTAACCGCAACTGGTGCTATTACAATAGCCGCACATGCTGGTAAAATATTAAATATGGCAGAAGTAGGTGGCGACGCCGCTTGTACATTTACATTACCTGCAGCAACTGGTAGTGGTGCAGTATTTAAGTTTGTAGTTGGTGTTGTTAACACATCAAACTATATAATTAAAGTGGCTGACGGAACTGATACAATAGATGGATCAGTTATTGTCGTAAATGATGCAGGTGATGGTGGAACTGCATCTGTTATCTCTTGGATAACAGCAGCAGCAGATGATACTATTACACTTGATGGTACTACAACAGGCGGTGTTTCAATTGGTGATTATGTAGTGCTTACTGATTTAATTGCAGACCAGTATACAGTAGAAGGTCATCTAAATGCAAGTGGTACTGAGGCATCTCCATATAGTGCAACAGTTAGTTAATAATTAACTGCTAATAAGCATTAAAAATAAAATTATAATAGGACGACCTTTAATTAGATCGTCCTATTTTTTTATGACGTGCAATAAATACAGTATGAGATAAGGGGTAAACAATGACATTACAGACGATTAACATTGGCACAAATCAAGATGATGGAACGGGTGACTTACTCAGAGATGCATTTGATAAAATTAATGATAACTTTACAGAAGTTTATACTGAACTAGGCGGAACTGCACTTAGTAATATTACTATGAGTGGCAGTACTATTAGTACAGACACATCAAACAGTGGCATAATAATTGATCCTCAAGGTACAGGAACTATATCACTATCTGGCAACACAACTATTACCGGGACTGCTACAATTTCTAGCACACTTAATATTAGCGGTGCAACCACAATGACTACATTAGGTGTTAGTGGTACAACAGGAATTGATGGCAACTTCGATATTGCTACAGACAAGTTTAAGGTAACTGCATCATCTGGTGATACTGAAATAGCAGGTACGTTAGCAGTAACTGGTGCACAAACATTTACTGGACAAACTAATCTAGATGGGTTATTAAAAGCAAACGGAAGTGTTGATTTAGGTAATGCAACCTCAGATACAATTACAGTAACAGGAAGAGTAGATAGTGATCTCTTACCTAGTGCAAACAATACACATGATTTAGGTTCCAGTAGTTTAAGATGGGATGGTGCTTTTTTTAACACTATGGATGTAACAACATTATCCACTGGTTCTACAACCTTTGGTAGTATTAATATTGCAGGAAACAAAATTTCAAGTACTGTGTCTAACGCAAATATTACACTAGATCCAAGTGGAACAGGCAGTGTTGAAGTTATAGGAAATATAACTTTAGCAGATAGTGGATTTATTTCTTTAGGCGGTGAAGGTGATTTAACAATTACACACGACGGCGATAATTCTATTATAAACGACACAGGTACAGGTAAGTTAATAATAAAAAGTAGTCAAGTTGATATCCTTGGTGGTACAGACGGCGGCGAATCAATGGCAACATTCGTTGATGATGGTGCAGTAACTCTTTTTTTTAATAATTCTAGTAAACTAGCAACAAGTAATACTGGAATTAGTATAACAGGCAATTCAGTAATTTCTGGAAGTGCATCCGTAATTAATCAATATACTGGAACAATGTACCTAGCAGATAGTGCAGTTTTACTTTCAGATAGTGCAATAGTAACTTCAGACCGTGATGGTAATGTATTAGTAGGTAACGTAAAAGGTGCGTTGACTGGAGCAGTAACAGGCAATGTTACAGGTAATTTAACAGGAACAGTATTAACAGGCGAACAAGCCTCGATAACTACTGCTGTTAATCTTACTACAACTGGTGCTTTAAACCAAGGAACTATTACATCTGGATTCGGTGATATTGATAATGGCACAAGTACTATTAACTCAAGTGGTAACGCACAACTTGGAAAAATTAACATAACAGACGCAGATAGTACTAATTTAAATGTAGATGCTAATACAAGCACTGCTGATACTTTTGTAGTAAATCTAAATGTTATAGGACATGCCACACTTGATAATTTAACTGTAAGTGGACAAATTTACGGATTTACTAGTACTGCTACTTTAAAAACATTAATTGCGGCAAGTGCTGATTTTGCTGATTTTCAGGCTAGATTTGCTAGAATACAAGATTAATATAGTTCTATAATAGTTTTTATCTTATTAATAATTTCTTCAGTTTTAAAAGTTGAAAAAACACCTGGATGTAAAGGCTTAGGCCATCCTTGTATATTTGTCCATGCATATCCTTGATGTTCACGGTTTAGTTTAGGTATAAACTCTTCTTCAACAACAGCAACATATGTGTGATATTCAAACCCTTTTTTACTATTTGTAAATTGATCAATAGGTATTAGTTTGCGAATACTAGGTGTTTCGCCAACTTCTTCTTGAATTTCTCTGTGAAGTGCATCGATAAAATTTTCTTCTTTTTCAACTTTTCCACCAGCAAATGCCCATGTGCCGTTAAAACTACTATCTTTTCTTAGTAAAAATAGAAATCTTTTTGTTGAACTTGAGAAAAAAACTGCACCTACACTTTGCTTTAGATTACTATTTCCCAATCGCCTGCCTTGTATTCGCCTTCGTAACTTTTTACCCAAGCACTTCCAGTCCATTTATACTGTATGCTTGTGTGAGTATTAGTAACATAATGGATTCCAGTATCAGTACTACTATCAAAAACTACATTCCATGAAGATCCATTAAATTGAATAATATCATTTGCACCTGCTATAAGATCATTTCCAGCATCATCTTGCCATGCGGTTGGACCATCTGTATTTGTACTGGAACCTATTGCTCTTAGTATCAGGTATCGTTGACCATCTGCATTTGCAGGAAGACCTGCTCCTGGTCCTACTCGTAATGGGTTAATAATTTTTGCTACTGCTGGTAAGTCGTTTGTTGGAATAGTATCAGCATCAACAGTAAATAATAATTTAGTTTGATCACTAGGATGATGTGCAATAGTACCTACAATTTGTCCAGTTCCAAAGTCGATTCTTACTTGACTTATACCTGACTGTAACTGTCCGTATTGATTAATCACTGCTCTCCAACTAACGTCATCGGTGCCAATTTTTACAGGAGGATCTAATAAAGGATCAGTAGGATCTATTTTATTAGTTGTACTTTCTTGTCTTTCTAATAGTGTTAAAGTAGTACCTAACAATAATATACCATAGTTCATTGGAGTAAATTTCAATCTAGAACCCAGTACCACATCACTATCTATAATTCCATCATCAATACTTCCGCTTTCGTCAAATATACTAGCAACAATTTTACTAACAACTCCAAGTTTTTTGACCTTACTAGGAGGAGATAACCAAATAGGAACAGTAAATTGTAAAGTAGAAACATCAATCGAGTCGTCTGGACCAACTGGAACCGCTCTATTACTCCAGGTAGTGCCCATTAACTCTATATAACTTAAACTTCCCCAGTCTAAGTAATTGTCTGTGCTTTGTATCTCTAAACTTGGATTAAAATGTACTAACATCTGTTCTAGTAATTGAAGTTTCTGTGTAGTATTACTAGTCCATACATCAACGTTCATAGTTAAAGTATAAGGAACTGGCATTAACCTTTCTATAGTAAATGCATTTCCTTGTTGATTTGTGTATTCTCCAGTATCTTCGTTATACTTTCTCATACGGATATGACGTTTGTCAATGTGTGACGGATCTTGTCTTCTTTCTGGGTTATATGTAAATTCGTTAATATAACAACTAATCATTGGTGTAGGGATAATTTTATTCTCACTATTATCTCTAATTATACTAGATACCATTCTAGTTGCGTCCCCATATTTTACAGGAACCGTTACTAGAGTTGTATTTCCATCTCTGTTCTTTCCATATTGGACTTGGAAAT